CATGCGTAAGTCATATTTACTATAATCACCGGCAAGAATACGATCATCACCATATTTTTTCATATGTTTAACAAGAGTATCCCACTCAGGTCCATGTGCATTGACTCCGACAGCGCACTCTGACACCAAGGGAAAGATTGACAAAAAGCGGGCTGTTGACAGAAAATACTTTCGAATCAATAATTGCAAAGCAATAGGAGCACTTTGGAAAACACGCACTTTTTCACTGGAAATCTTAGTAGGCTCATCTTTCAAACAAGCTTTAAAGATTGGATAACACCGTTCACCAGCAATATACGTCCTTTCCATTCTCTCAGCCTCATTCCAAAATTTACTATCAAGTTCCACTGGAAAACTAAAATCCTTGTGATCAGCAGGGTCAAGGGCAGTCAGAAAATTACTCTTGGGTCCTGTCATCGGGAAGCCAACAGAGGTACTCGCAGGCATTTTATCAATAAAACGCTTACCATCTATTCCGCATACAACCTCCATAGGAGTAAGTTTGCGAATATCGGCACGCAGATACTCTTTGGTACGAATAAGTTCCTGCAAAGGCTCAATATAATCAATAACTGCTTTAACGACTAAATGGCCTTCCATACCAGCACTCGGTTTACTGGAATGCTCGAGAGAAGCTTGCCAAGGTTTCCACGTGTGAAATTTGGGACCAGCCCATTTACGTGAAACCCCACAAACTTCCTCGACAGTGTCAGAGATAATAGTGGGCTCAACATCCGAGTAATAAGATGCGCGCCCATCAACTTGTCCATAATATTCAACGTGACTGCCCTGGGTTAAGAATTTAATGGGACTCTTCTCATGAATTTTAGGTCCATGATAAAATTGAACATCATATATCTGAGTAGGCAATGTACCAGCACTCGAGGAAATCATAACACCAGGGACATTTTTAATACTGGAAATAGCAGTATCAAAATCCTGTTTGGTAAGAATACCAGCTGCACCGTAGGTAGAGCCGGCAATTCCCCCCAAGTGGAATCCAATAATTGAAGGTGCTTTATTCTCACTTACAAGAGTACCCATACACAAACCATTAAAAGTCTCAAATGGCAAATTATAAGTGTAACCTTGGAATTTACTAACCCCAGTAACGACAAATTCAGGATCAGCCCTAGTTTGACCTCCGCGCAATTTTCCCTCTTTAGTCTTATAGACAAAAGTAACAGGACAAGAAGGAACACTGCCTAAAGGTAGGAACTTTGACAAATCTCTCCAACTCCCTCCATTTGGAACCCACACAACACTCAAATCAGTGTTGGGAATATGGTAGGAGCTCTTTTTAGAGAGATAGGCGTGGAAAACGGACCCAGTCTTCGATTCATCGTACTTCAAAAACTTAGCCTTGACTTCATCTGCAGCCCACATATGCTGTGGGATAACAGCAATATTGGAACAAACAAAAAAGGCATTACAATGCCGGGCCTTACCATCATACTGAATCTCAATGGCGCATAAATTTCTGAAAACTAAGCGCGCCAACTCATCTGGTACTACACTCCTACTCTCTCGAGATACGGGTAATTCATTAACTACAGCAGAAAGCCAAGGATTTTGTTCCGCATCCCGTTCATCGATTTCCTGTTTATTGACTGGGTTGAGATTACCTTGTTCTGTCATACGGCGGTACAGTTTCCAAGACTGAACCACCCTATAAAGGCAACCAAGCACAAAGCACGATCCTGCAATATATTGGAAATGTTCGTCTCTCACCCGTTTAAAAACAACTGGCATAGTATTCCGAGTCTCCCTTAATTTAACAAAAAGGGTGTGCCTCTTATACAAAATACCCAAGATTAACATCAAGGAACTACCCATAAAGCACAAAAATGAGGATATGGGAGAAAACCAGAATGTAATCAAGAAAATGGAGAACACTATTTTCAAAAACAGAAAAGAAGTACAGAAGATATCAATAAACTGCTTACGATAATGGAATGCAACCAAGTATTGGATAAAACGAGTTTGAAAGAAAGAATCAGGAATATAATTTAAATAATTCAACCACACAGAATCAATCTGCATAAGTTCAGCAATATAATCCTTAGCCTGGGTGCAATTGTCGACAAAACCAGACTGTTGGCAATTGCACATTGTACCGGGTCGGGAACACAATTTACAGAATTGGAGCTTAACATCCAAATCCGTATTGTTAGCTACAACCATTTTTTGATTTGCAAAATGTGTCTTGGATTTATCCAACAAAAAATCCAGAGCCTGAAAAATAGTTGCAGACTTCAAAATTACTGTAGTAGAAACTTGCGAATCATCACATGGCACAGATACATCAATCTCCCAAACATCTGGAAGGGGACAATCCTCACCAAATTTGTCCAATACCTTGGCAGGATCCAAAAGAGTCTCGCCTCGGACACGAAATTCTTCTTTGACACGAACCTCAAGGTGAACAGGAGCTCTACGAACAAT